TAAATCAATCATCTCCAAATACGCCGCTTTACTGGATTCGTGCGTCTTGGCCGTGATCATTTCATGCGCCACCTTGGACAGGGTAGCGTATTTACGCAATGCGGCAGCGTGAGAACTGAGTTTGCCATTTTGGCGATAATTGGATTGTTTGTGGCGTTTATTTTCTTTTTGTTTTTAATGCCTGCCCCGGTGTATAAGCGAGATATCCCCGTGGTTTGTTCCACGGTGGAGTTCAACCCGGACATGACCCCCGAGGCGCGGAAGAAGTGCCGTGAGCTGCGGGCAACGAAGTACTAATCACTTTGCTTCACCCCAGCTAGGGCCGATCTCCACATCCACCCGGTTGGGTATTTCCATCTTGACGCAGTTGGCCATGATCTCCGCGGCCCGTTCTGCCTGTCCCCGGTCCGCGACACTCAATACAATCTCATCGTGCACTTGCAGAAGAAGGGTCTCCCCGGCTTCATGGAGGGCCACCATGGCCATTTTGGTCTGATCTGCTGCTGATCCTTGGATGAGCCTATTTAATCCCTTGTACGTCCCGCTACGCTTGATCTGTGAGCCGTATTCGATGCTGGCTTGTTCGTAGGGCAGGGCTTTGTTGCTGCCCCACTGCATGGGCTCCCACAGAGGGAAGCGGCACTTGCGGCCCAAGAGGGTGCGGATGGCACCACCAGAGGAGGGATGTTCGATGCGGCGCATGACTGCGTTGACCGTGCCTTTTAAGAAGGGCACCTTCGTATGGAAGGTGTGAATGAGTTCCTTGGCTTCTTCATGGGTCAGGTCCAACTGGTTGGCGAGCTTTGCCACGCCCATGCCGTACATCAGGCCTAAACCGATGGTCTTGGCGGCTTTACGCTTGATGCCCGCCATGTCGGCGACCATCTGGTGGAAGTCGGTATCGGGATTGGCGCGGTAGGCATCGACCATGACTTCTGCCCCGGGCAGGCCCAATAATGAGGCGTAGTGCACTAATAAACGCGGTTCTTGCGAAGAAAAGTCGTTTGACGCCCATATTTGGCCTTCTTCGGGCAAAAATAAGCTTCGGACCATCGGTCCGATGATCTCATGCCGGGCTGGAACCTGCTGGAGATTGGGGTTGTTCATCGACAGGCGTCCGGACACTGTCCCGCCATCGTCGTTACGAAGCTGGTTGAAGTGGGAATGGATGCGCCCGTCCTTGGCTGAGAAGTTCAGATAGGGCTGCAAGAAGGTGCTGTGCGTCTTATTGGTCTCGCGGGCCTCGATGATCATTTTGCCGACCGGGTGTGGGCACTCGTCTAAGAATGACTTGGTAAACGAAGGCAAGCCGGTCTCGGTCTTGGGGTAGGCCACGTTCAACTTGTCGAAGGCCTTGGCAATGCTGGCAGCAGCCCAGATGTCCACGGCAATCCCAGATTGGGACTTGATCAGCGAGTGGAGTTCCTTCTCCCGCTTCATTAGTCCATCAATAGTCCGCTCACACTTGGCACGGTCAAAGCGGATGCCGCGTTCCGTGATCCCCAAGAGGACAGGCAGGAGCCGCGTTTCAAGATCGAAGATGGATTCCACATCATCCTGACGAAGCTTGACTTTGAAGTATTGCCAGAGCTTTAGGGTGAGAGCGGCATCTTGCTCGGCGTAGTTGCCCACATACATGGCGGGCAGCTTCCAGAGTTCCTTTTTTGGGTGGACACCAAAGTCCCCGGCGGCTTGTTTCAGTCCTGCTTCGCTTTTGGTTTCTTTGAGGTAGTCGAATCCAAGACTGTTTAAGGCAAAGCTGAATCGATTTTCATCGAGCAGCGGGGCTGCAATCATGGTGTCGATGATTCTTCCGTTGATGGTGAAGCCTGACGCTTTGAGCCAGCCGCAGTCGTACGCCGCGTTGTGCATGATTTTGTCAGCAGGGGATGCGAGAATATCCACAATCCAACGCTCGACGCGCCGTTTATCCAGATTGCCACCACCACCATGAGCGACAGGAAAATATCCAGCCCAGCCTTCCACAGCAACAGCGTAGCCAACAATATACCCGTCGCGCCGAGGCCAACCGGGGCCCATCGACTCCATGTTAGGGTCACAGGTTTCGAGGTCAATTGCGATCTCCTTTGCGTTTGATAAGTTTGGAAATGAATCAGGGGCGACCCAATCACTCTGCATTGGGAATAATGGCATAGTTTTCACAACCTGAACCCTTTGTCTTGTTGTTTTGGCAAAACCAGATGGAGTGCCTGTTTTGCGCGTGTCACACCAACATAGAACAGCCGGTTGACGCTATCAGAATTGGTGGCGTAGTCCTTGGCAAACTTGGGCGAGATGTCCATCATCAATAGGACATTGTCCGCTTCCCCACCTTTTGCACCGTGGATCGTGGAGAGTTTGATACGGTCCGCGTTGGAGATTTTGTAGCCCCGGCGCAGGACTGCTCTCAAGTACTGGCGCTTGTCTTCACTGATCCGGGTCAGTGCTTCATGCCAGATGGCATCGGTCAGTAGCCCGTAGTGACTACTCAGGGCGGGTAAATCGTACTCAATGACATCGGGGTCACCCTTGAAGTTCTTGTAGCCCCGGGCCACGAAGTTTGGGCCCAAATACTTGTAGACATTCTGGGTGTCGTTTAAGCCGAGCGTGAGGCCTTTGCGGAGCCTCTCCCAATCGATGACGGCTTTGAGCATCTGGGGGGAGAGGCTGGGGATGCTGTTACGTTCAAAAAGAACTCCGTTTGACTTGAGCCACTCGTGTATTGGATTGAGCAGGTAATTTGTACTAGCGAGAATGAGCCATTCTCCATCGCCAACAGGCACATCTTCGAAGCGGTAGTATTGTCGAACGGAGCCAATAAAGTCTCTTGGCTTCCATTCTTTACTCTGACGATTTCTGATCCTTTTGACAATATTATTTGCAAATTGGTGGACTGAAGCGGGGACTCGGTAGGATTGTTGGAGGACATGGATATCACCTTTGAATTCGAGAAAGGATTTCACATCGGCTCCGGCCCATGTGAACACGGCTTGATCATCGTCCCCGGCAATGAAGACGCGCTGGGCTTTGCCGACCAAGATTTCGACCATCTGCCACTGTAGGCGTGACAAGTCCTGTGCTTCATCGATGATCAGTACTTCCAGAGACGGCAGACGCGCCGTCTCGACTACTGCCATCTCAAGGAGGTCTGTGAAGTCAAGTAGATTACGCGAGGCTTTGTAGTGTCGATAACTTCGCTCCACAAACTCAAAATGGTGCCACTCGATATCCAATCCTGATTGGTTGTAATGCTCTCTAAGATCCACCCCTCGAATGCGGGCAAGGTTGATCTCATTGAGAATAGGATTGTCTGCTTTTGCATAGCCTTCCTCATCGTCTTTCGATACGTCCAGTGTAATACCGGTTTGCTGGGCAAACTCAGCATAATGCTCTGGCTGCATCATGTCATCTGCTTTCGTGCCGAGGCAGCGGAAAGCGAGGCTATGTAGTGTTCGGAAGTACGGAAAATCAGTCTTCTCGTTCAGGTGTGGGAACTTTGCAATAGCTCGGTCACGGGCTTCGTTTGCGGCCTTTCTGGTGAAAGAGAAATAGCCAATCCTCCCTGATTGAACGCCGTCATCCAGTTCATGCTCTACTTGGTTGAGCAGATAAGTTGTTTTCCCTGACCCCGGTTACGGCGGGCCAAAGACTTTGCGAACTATCGCGGTCATTGGCCCGTACTCCTTTCCGTATGCAAATGAAGCTTAATGTGCTCTGATTGAGTCATCACTTGAAGATTTTCAGGCGAGTTATTCCATTTATCACCGTCTATGTGATGAACTATTTCGCCCTTTTGTAGTGGCCTGCCCAACATTTGTTCGGCCACTGCCCGGTGCATGTGCCTACCTTTAAGCTTGATGTAATTATCTCGGCTACCGGAGTACCGTAAAGAATCCGGGTCACGAAAAAGGCTTCTACGACGCTGCTCCTCCGAGTCAAAAAGAGCAGCATTGTGCCCACTAATGAAACGTAAGAACTGGCCTTTTACTTGCCCTCTGCCGCTACGCGTTCTTTTAGCTATCGGTGCAGGCTTGCCACAGCCACAGGCGCAAAGCCATATGAAGTTCATAGTATTGTCCCTTTCCAATACGCCCTTTAAGGAAGATTGGCCAGACAGTAAAGGGAACTGCTTTTCGCTCCGTCGAGCTAGGCCACATGTATTGTACATCACAGTTCAAGCCCTTTCCGAACATCTTCGAAAAGTCGCTGGGCTAATTCCAGCGTAGCGGTAGTGGGCAGGTCATCAAAGAATTTTTGAAACTCATTGTCTGCCGCGTACTGCCTTACTCTTGTCCCAGAGATAGCATCGATGCCCTTGCCCTCAGGGTTCCGCGCTCCTGCGGATACCACGGTAATTTTTTTGAAGTGGAAGAAGCTGTCTTTACCGTTTAATGCATCAAGGTAGGTTTGATAGGACTCCATCCGATCATCACCCGATACAAGGATAAGATGCTCGGTCCCTTCTTCATAGATGTCGCACAGACTGCTGATGAATCCTGCCGAACTCTTCCGCATATAAAAGTCAATACCGGGGAATAGCTCCCTTAGATATTCAAACTTGAGTGAAGCAGGTAACGGATTATCTACGCCATGAGAAGGGCTCAATGCAACGGTATGCCCCGCATTGTGTTCTTTAGCAAGCCGTCTCACTTGCTCGATCAAATGCTCATGCCCCCGTGTAGGTGGGTTCATCCGAGCATAAGCAAATACGGAAGTCTTTGCGCCTTCTTTTACCCCTGTCTGCCGCATGAAGTTCTGTCGGCTGAATTCTTCTCTATCCACGATCTTGCTCAAATCTTGTTCATGGAAAACGACAAAGCCTTCACCCTTTGTCTCTTGGCCATTGATCTCGGTGTGGAACTGCCGTGTCCCAGATAAAGCATTGTTCAACAGCTTCTTGGCTTCTTGCAGATGCGAATGAACAAAGAAGAAAGCATCGAATATCGGTGAAGCAAACTCAGAGTCCTCACGGGGAACTGCGGTGCCTTTAACGCGCTTATTGATGTACTGCATCAACTTGACGGACTGCCGCATTACTTCTGCATACTCAGACTGAGTCAACGGCGTGTTGTTGATCTCCTGTAGCAGCGTCAGGAATGCTTGCTGGTACTCTGCGGGGTAGTACGCCTTGTTCAGGTTGATCCGTGGGTCAATGACAAAGACATCCTCGTCTTTTTTAAATAAGGAAAGGTTGGCGGGCATAAGCCGACCGTCAATGTACTGCGTGTGTACCGCGATGCCCAGCCTAGAGTCATAGATTCTTTTGCCAGCAAATGTATCGGAGTAACATGAATAGGTAACGGTGTTCGCGGTGAAGAACATCTTGTCCAAGCCGTTCTCGACATTCATCCCCTGCACATACATCAAGTCCCCTTGGAAGATGCCTGTCTCGGGTGCAATCTTAGGCAGGTGCTTCAATGCCGCAGTCATCTTATCTAAAAGGTCAGCGGAGTAGCCGTGGTTCAAGCGAAGGTCTTCTTCGCTAAAGTTCATCTTGCGCGTCTTACTAAAGAAGGACTTCGTAGCGACAAAGAACCTACCGGTTTCTTTGTCATGCCCAAATACAAGGCTGGGGCTGCCGTCAAACTTCTCCGTAATAATCGCGCTGGCTTTGTAGAACCGATCCTCCATGGACGCCACCAGCATGTTGTGGACTTCTGTCAATGTGCGTAGTGAACGGAATAAACCCGTGTCGCCTAATCTAATGAATCGATCTTCGATGTGCTCGATGTGCGTCAAACGATCCTGCCTCTCTCGCACACCCTTGACTTTGACAATAGGCGGCAACGCTTCCATGCTCTGCACTTTTTTCTTTGACCCGCGATACGTGGTCCTCTTTACTGGACGCAAGGAAGACAGCGTAGGCGCTTTAGGCATACGTGGAATCTTCAAAATGGGCTCCCTTGTTCACGCATGATTTATGTAATCTTCAGGCCAGACTAAGATAGGGGTATTGATTCCTGCATATAAGCCTTCAATGTTGAAATCAATAAACTCTCTTGCTTCTTCTTCCGTCATGCCATCACGATTCATTAAAATCGTACAAATACTTTCCGCGCTATAAACTAAAGTTTCAACTCGATCCCCCTCCTGCCAAACATAAGCAAATCCGAGGATAGCTTCATCATAACCATCTAATTTAATCAAAATGGGCTCCCTTGCTGACGGACTGTCTCTGTCGTGAATGGCGCATCTTGTTTTGCAAACGCAGGTATACGCCAGCAGCGCACCGTCCTTCCCTTCAAGAAGATGCTGATGGGCTCACCGCCCATGTCACGCAGACGCTGTGCCATCTTGGGCGCAGTCATGCCCTTGAAGTTGTTGCGCATCAGATGCGCTTCAAGGTCTTTCATCCGGAAGTGACACCGACCATCCTCAATGTCAATC